AAGTACAAGGAGTGGCTGATCCGACGCGGATTCGTCAACGAACTTGGCCAGGAACCCGGGATGAGAAAAGCAGGCGGATGGCGCGGAAAGACGGCTAAAAAAGGTTAATTTATGGAAACTCAAATCACTAGAGAACAGTTATTGAAGGAAGCGCCAGCACTCATCGACCATGCGATTCTTCGAGGTTGGATGACTAAGCCCAAGCCAAAGGCGCAAATTGTTGACGGCGTTTGGCATGCGGCTGGTACAGGACATCTCGATAACGCCTCAGAAGATGAAATTCAAAAACTCAGGAAACAGTACGGTGCAGGTTGAAGTCATTTCCGACGACGTAGAGATACGAATCGGGGAAATGAAATGGGTGGGGATAGCCTACACCCGTGACGGAAAACCCAAGGTGTACGTTCGAACGAAAGCCGAATTCAAGGCCAAGTTCACCCCGGTCATTGAACAAGCACCCTAAACTCTACATCGCAGCACAAGAGCAGCTCTTTGCGAAGTTTCAGTCTCGCTCCATACCAATCCAACACTGGAGCAAGTACCTGATGACTCCCAAAGAGCTGTCTCTCCTTTTCGCAAAGTTCGAAGAATCAAAGTCAGTTCTCCAGCAAATCGCCTCGAATGATCTGGGCGAAAGCGGGGACATAGCGCGCAAACAACTTGGAATCAAATGAATCAATCAAATATCGACCGTGCCAGAGCATGGCTCAGAAACACGCCGGGAGCCGTCAGCGGACAAGGCGGTCATAACGCAACCTTCGCAGTAGCTACCGCTCTGGTGCATGGATTCGAGCTGTCGCGAGGATCGGCTGAAGCACTGCTATCCGAGTACAGCGAGAAATGTTCTCCACCGTGGAATGCTTATGAATTGGCCCACAAGGTGAATCAGGCAATGACCGTGACGCACGACAAGCCGCGTGGCTGGCTCTTATCCGCTCAGTCAGGCATTGGTCAGGGCGGCAATCCCATTTCGCCCACCGGCAAGTTCGTCGTTCGCACGATCCAAACGATGCCGGAACCTCCGTCGCCGTTTACGACAATCGACTTTTTAAAAGCCTGCTTCGAATCGGACGAAGTTGTCTGCATCTGTAACGACATCATTTTCGACGAAGAGGGTCGAGGTAGGCCAGCCTCCAAAGGTACGTTTCTTAAGCGCGACGAATGGATTAAGAACCACTTCACGCCGCCCATCAGCGCCATGTGGAATGGCAGCGACAGCAAGGGCGCATACGTCCGCATCAATCCATGCTTCGACGAGAGCGGATCAGACTCCGGCGTGGCGAACTTCCGTCATGTCTTGGTCGAGATGGATGAGAAGACGAAGGACGAGCAATGGACAGCGTTGAAAGAGTCGAAGCTCCCGCTATCTGTCGTCATAGATTCCGGCGGTAAGAGTCTGCATGGCTGGGTGCGCGTTGAAGCGGCCAATAGAGAGGAGTGGAACGAGCGCCGCGACGTCGTCTATCGCTACCTCGAAAGCATCGGCATCGATCCAAAGAACAAGAACGCGAGCCGGTTCAGCCGTCTGGCCGGTGTAATGCGCGATGGCAAGGAGCAGAAGCTCTTAGCCGTCAATGTGGGCGCAGTGAACTGGGAAGCGTTCAAGGACGACATGGACGCGCAGGACATGCCAATGGAGTTCTCGATAGATGCCATCATCGAGTACGATCCGCAGAACGATCCTGACAATTTGATCGGTGATAGGTGGGTTCGGCGCGGATCTTCGCTTCTCTTTGTGGGGCAAAGTGGATGCGGCAAAAGCTCGATGGCCGCGTATCAGGGTCTGAAGTGGGCATCCGGCGAAGCTTGGTTTGGCGTAAAGCCTGTCCGTGCGCTAAAAGTAGCTTACATTCAGGCGGAAAACGACATCGCCGATCAGCATGATGCGCTCAAGGGCGCTGCTCAGATGACCTTCGGAAAGGAGAACTGGGAGCGAGGTCTTCGCAGTGCGAACATGTTATTCTTCCGCGAGACGGTGAGAACTGGTTCCGACTTCGCGACGATGCTCCGCCGCCTCGTTCGCAAGACTAAGGTCGATGTGGTTTATATCGATCCACTGCTCTCCTACATGGGCGGCAATCCATCGGATATCGAGGTCTGCGCGAACTTTACGCGACACTTGCTCCAGCCAATTATGATGGAGACAGGCGTAGTCCTGATTCTCGTCCATCACTTTCCAAAGCCCAAAGGTCGAGACGACAAGCCGGAGAGCGTGGCAGAGATGGCCTACTCAGGATTCGGATCGTCGGACTTAACGAACTGGGCCAGAGAGGTGATTGTGATGAAGGAAGTTGGTTTCAATCAACCTCGACAATTTATGCTCGGAATGGCGAAGCGAGCGGATCGTTCCGGCATGACGGACAAGGAAGGAAAAGTCACCGGATCGATTATGATCCAGCGTGGTACGGGCGGCGACATCTCATGGAACTACGCAGATCCACAGAAGTTCGTCGTCGATAAGGAGTCGGCCAAGAAGCCGTACGTCAAAGGACGCTACCCTAAGCGTTAGACTGGCGCTCAGCGCGGCGACGACCTTTCGCGGCGAGCGATTGGAACTTCGCCTTGCCGAGCTTCTTGCGACCAATGTAGGCCGCAAGAGCGCGAGGATCTTTGACACCCTTCTTCTCAAGAGAGCCGATAAGCTTCTCGTAACGTCCGCCACCGCCAAGTTTCATCTTGTCCATAAATTCAAATAGGGTTTGAGGTTAAAACCGACAGAACAATCGCCAGAACCCAAGCGGCGCAGCTCCAATATTTAGGCGTCGTCTTGTCCTTCGCCTCCGCGCAGTTATGCCGCGCACGGAAATTCTTTCGACGCTCAGGATTCGACTTCTTGATCGTCATGTCAGGATCGCCGAAGCGAACGATGACAACCTTGTTCGCCGGATTCTTAACGTACACCGCGCTCTTCTTCCGCTCACCCGGCGTGTAGAAGGGTTTGTTCAGCGTCACCTTCTTACCCTGATAGGTGTTACCCTTTTTGGAGAGGGAGGTTTTCATTGTTCAAGGTTTTGAAGTTCGTCGATGTCGGGTGATTCATCACCTTCATTGGCGGCAACTGCCTGAGCAGTTCCACGGAGAACAGCGTTCAGTTCATCCTTTGACAATCGACCGATTGGCTTCATCGCAAGCTCTCTCAACTGAGGTGTCGAAAGAAGGTATGAAGCAATCTTGTATTTTACGCGAGGAGCCAACTTAACCATCTGGGCCGCTTGATTCGCAGTTCCAATAGGACCAACCCGAGCGACGCCACCAACCGCCGCGCCAACCGCCGCTCCAGTAGTTCTGGCCATCACCTCCACAAGAGGATCGTTCGATGCGATTGGAGTCTTTAGGTTTTCGAGTTTTGAAACATTGTCCAAGACTGCCTTGAGTTTAGAAACCTTTCCTCCCCCAAGTATTGCATCAGCGTAATTTCGAACATCACTCGCTTTTCCGACAATCGACTCCCCAGCAAGTTCAGACGCCAACTGCTTTGAATTTAGAACGCCCGATGTGGTGTACTTTTCGATCAAATCATTGACGTATTGAAACTGAAGCTGCTGAACCAGCATTGGACTTTCGCGTCCAATCATGTCAAGGGCAGCTCGGCTTTGCTCTGGCGTGTATGAACCATCTACAATTCCGCCGATGAACTTTTTCGGATTCTGAGAAACAATGTCAGTCACATCGCTTGACGATGCTTTCTTCAACGCCCCAAGAATCGTTCCACGAAACTGCTTATCCCTTTCTCCGGCAGCTTTTATGGCGTCTGCAATAGTCTTTTGAATCTCTGGAGCTTTTGAGCCAAGCGCATCAGAAAGAATATTTGCATCTACAGTAAGGCTTGAAACCACCTTGTTAGGATCAAGCCCAGCCAGAGCGGATTGACGTTTTGCCAAGCCAGCAATTTGCTTCGCGTTCGGAAAGAATTGATTTTGGAGTTCAGGCGCAAGCCCATTGATGTAGTTGACGACTTTGGAAACTGAAATCTCCCCAGTAACTGGATCAAGACCAGACTTTGCGGCCTGATTGAACAGATATTCTTTCGCGGTAGAATCGATTGCAGCAGCGTCTTCTGGTCTAGCCGCACTCTTGATTGACTCCAGCT